AACGGGCTTCTTCTAAGGAGAGGTCTTCCATCCAAACTTGATCTAAAGGCTGATCCATACGCAGGGCAAATTCACGTACCATGTCTAGTGGCGTAGGCTTATCACTCATTTTTATTTACTTTCTAAAGGTTCGTTGGACGGTAGATAGACTTCTACGTGGCAACCACATTTAGGGCAGGAAAGGGTTGACACTATTGAGTACTCGTCACAGTCCTCGCAGTCGTGATCGCCACCCCAAATCAATTCTGTGGTGCAGTGCCAACAGTTCATAGATGTTCACCTCGGCTATGCATTTCAATCAAATCCTCTATAAAGAATTTCATCTTATTAAGGTCATAAGAGATAGATGTTCCGTCTTTTTCACCCAATCGGTAACAAGCCTTAAATATATCACCTCGTGACTTGCTCATGGCTTTTTGAGATATTAAATGCCGTAGCTCGGTAGCATGGCTAGGAAGTTGGAAATAGGACGTGGACAAGCCGTCACTGGCTACCTTGTTTCTATCCTTAATATGAGTCGTGACTTCATAACCAACTTGATCCTTGGTTTCCCATTTTATCATTAGTGAACCTTTTTTGTATTGAACTTGATTATTTTACCGTTTTTATTTTCAGAAACAGCTTCTACAAGCTCCTCAGAAGGTTCAAACTCAATGGAAAACTCTTCCTCTTCATTATTGACAATTTCGTCAGCAAAAAGGCGGAGCTTGTTTAGCTCTCGGATAAAATAGCCTTCTTTAGCAAATACACCGACTTCATTTTTACATTTACTAATAATTCCATTTACTACGTCTAAGTAGTATTCCTGTTGATCATCCGACATTGTTGAGGATAAGTTGTAATCAACCTCAACATCTAAAATATCGTTAATTTGATCAATTAGTATATTTAATCTTATTGTGTTATTTTCGATCTTACTCATAGGTTTATCCTTTTATTAATTGGAAGAAATGATCAGCATCCATCACTGCTAAGGGTTTCTTGCGATCAGCTTTAATTATAACCAAAGGCTCAATTCCTTTTGGGCAATTTGATGTTGCTTGATCCATTATTTTATAGAACGCGAATGCTTTATGGGCCTTACATTCAACAGAATAGGGAAAGAGGCGTCTGGCGGCAGGAGACAGTTGAACGTCTTCGCCGCCAGCGCCAGAAGAGGTGCTTTTTACATCATCAGGGAGAAGCGCAGTAGGAAAGAGAGATAGTATTTTATCTCTAACCCACTGCTGATGTTTGCGCCCCTTTGCCTTGCCGCTGGCTGTGCTTATAGCCATTTCGGGCAATCTAATATGGAGAAATCACCCCAGCCAGTACCAAATTCTTCCTTGGCATTACCTTCAGCGATTAATCCTAAAGTTCTATGCATTTGTTCAGTAGCTTTTTCCATAAGTTCAGGGCCAACTACGTGCAAATGTGAGATGTAGGGAGAGGACTTCTCACAGGCAATAAAACTAAACTCTTGGATGTCTAAATCAGCAAGCTGACACACATAAACATAAAACGCTGCTTGTATATGATAACCCCACTTAAAGCATTCTAATTGACCAAAACCACGAGGACTTGCATCCAGAGTAGTTTTAACATCATAGACCGTTTGTTCTGACCTAATCATCAAATCTGGTCGCGTTTTAAGCATAAGCCCTGAGATTGGGTCTGAAGCAAATATACTAACTTCATTTTCACGATCAGCATGACGTAAGGCATCCTTACACACAGGATTATTCAACGCACCTTTAGCAATGCGCTGGGCTACATTATACTCAACTTCTGTGAGCAGAACCTGATCACCTACCATCTCCTCTTTCATAGCCTTAAAAGCAGCGCTTGCTTTAGTTTTTGGCCCCTTTACCACTAGATCAGTTAGATGTTCTTCTAATAAGAGTGCATGAACAGCAGTACCCATTGCAAAAGCTGGATTATTGGGATTGCGTTTTTCGCCCTTCCAATGTGCCAATGACTTTTTATAAACAGATTTAACTGCGCTAGAGGATATACCAGCCGTAGCGTGGTATACCTCATTGCTCATGTTTGTAATTATACCCATTTAAGCGAAGTCAGTTTCTAACTCGCCTAAAACCTCTGCTGCATTATCCATCAATGCATCTTCAGCCTTACCCATATGGGCTTGCTTATAGGAGTCTTCAATACGAGAGTTTTCAGAGTTAACAAGCTCTTTAACGGCTAACAAGCTGTCATAGATGACTTGATCCATCATCAACATATTATCAAGTTGAGGCTTAAATCTCATTACATAATATACAGCGCCCTTATCAGTTTTAAACTTTTCAGTATCTAGGATACATTCGAAGTCCCATAGATTGCTATCTGTTGGCATTTTTTTGATAACATCATGATAGAATGGGCCATAATTCTTACGCTTTAAGGATAGAACTACGGGTTGGTTTTCAATAGTAACTTCTTTACCAGCGGCAGTCTTACCTGTGTAACTAATAAGTCCGCGCACAATCCGATAACGATCTCTTCCGTCAAGTTCTTTGCGCTGATCAGGCGTCATTGCAATCGACTCTTCGTATGTTGGTACACCACACATCACACCCCCTAATTGATCACGGGCTTCTTGACGCTGATTTACTACCAGGAGAGATTTATTAATTAGCTTTCTGTCACCCCAATGCTGATATTGGATGTGATTTGAGAAGGCTCTAAATTTTACATTGTCTTTCGCATAAACCCGTTCACCGCCCGAATTTAGAAAGAATGCACCTAAAGGAATTTGCACTCCTTGGGCATCTTCACCTGCGGAGTTGATCTTTAATGTGGGTATGGACGGGCCTTTTACGGGTGCTGCTGTACCAAGTTCTTCGCTTAGTTCTGCTATTGAGAAGCCATCTGTCTTAAGTGTGATTTCGTTCATTTAGTATTTCCTTTACTATGGACATTCATTATACCTTAGTTAAGTGTTTTTATCAACTATATTCTTCTTGATCAAGCCAATTACTGCCATGCGAAATTTCAATGTCTAATGGAACTATCATATTGTAATTAAACAGTTTTTCAGCTTCTTGGGATACTTGGGTCATCGCCTCGGTTAAAATAAATTTAACTTCTTCAATTTCATCAGGATGGGTGTCTACTACAAGGCTGTCATGTACTGTTAAAATCAGTTTTGACTTAAGAAATTGGGACTTGAATAGTTTAAAAGCGCGTATGCAAGCTAACTGAACTAAGTCAGCACTAAACCCTTGAACTGGATAGTTTAGTATCTGCGTAGCATTCGTAACCCTTTGATTTTTAGTACGTTTAACATTGGGCCAAAAGTATTGTCTGCCACTAGGGGTTTCAACAGTACCATTCTGTAGAGTTCCATCCATCAAAGTTTGATGCCAAACGTGTATACCTTTGTATATATCATAAAACCTATTGAAGTAGGCTTTAATATGGTCAGGCATACCATAGCCTGTACCGCCGAATAATGGCTGGAAGGATGCCCACTTATGACCTTGACGTTCATCTTTTGTTACATCAGGTGCGGGCTTTTTTAGACATATACTAGCTGTCTGCCTATGTATGTCTTTGCCGTCAAGAATGTCTGCTATACCTTGACTATCTCTAGACAGTTCGCAAGCCGTTCTAAATTCAAGCCCTGAGTAATCACTTTCTAAAATCTGACCGTTTTCAAATCGACTTACAATACACTTACGGACGGGAAATCCACGCTTAGGCATGTTCTGTAAGTTAAGTGTAATTCCACCACCACTACTTAAACGTCCAGTGGCAGCTATACATTGATTAAAGTTTGCATGGAGAAAACCAGTTGCTCTAGTACCTCGGATGATACCTGCAATAAAGCTATCTAAGTATACCATTACAGCATTTAGTCGTGACATTTTAGTTAGAAACTCAACTGCACGAAGATTACCTTTGCCTTCAGCCTGGGTGATTAGGCCTAGAATTGTCGCTTTATCCGTCTTAAATCCATTGATACTAACGTCATCAGTACCAGTTGGTGTCATTTTAAGTCCTGCTGTAGCGCCTGTACTAGCGTAAATTGCACCTCTGCCAACGCACGTTTTGCATTTAGTACGGTTAACATAGGGATCACCTGTTGTTCTGTACTTCTTACCTAGCCGTATTTTTGTAACAACTTTGAACTTCTGTGTTGACCCTATACCACCGCAATCACAGCATTGGACTGCTTGTGTCTTTTTTACTACGCTCGTAGTTTTTCTTACTGCTTCAATAAACTGGTTAGAGGTCATAAAGGGTGGTCTGAAAGCTTTGCCGTCTTCACCTGTACCAATATTGAAGATATGTTTGTGTTCTTTTTTATCAATAACTTCACGCGAATAAACTACTTTAGTCATATCAGCACCCGAATTTAGATTAATCGGAGTGTCGCCCATCAGTTCTTCAACTAAGTTATTTAGGCTTTGGGTAAGCTCTGCCTTTTCCGTTTCAAACAGAAGCTTAACTTCGTTTAATGCTTCCGTATCAATCTTCACTCCGTTCATCTCGATTTCGCACAAGAAAAGCAGCATTTCATTCATAAATGGAATTACAGTCTTCAGGGAACTATTATGTTTCCGTTCAAGAATGTCCTGTTGTGCAAGGAAAAGTTCACCTGTGGCTTTAACATCTGCCTCGGCATACTCATTAACTATATCCAAAGGCATCGACTCAAATCCTACGCCTGATTTAAATAACTCATCAACCAAATCTGATTTTTTAAAGCTTCTAGTCTTCCGTCTAATCGCAGACTCTTTTAGAGAAAGTCTTCTTCGTTGGCCTTTGGCTAACAAATACTCACAAATCATGGTATCATACACCAGAGGCGGTATTATGAAGCCCATCTCTTGAAGCCACTCAATATCAAACTTAGCGTTATGACATATTATACCTTCGGCTGCATTAAGTAAGGTTTCAAGATGATCTACAGGATCACAGCCTTTATATTCATCATGATACCAAATCAACTTATGAACAGTGTCTACTGTATCTAAACCCAGCCATCCGTAATAAGCACCTACACATTTGTTAAAAGGGTTTTTAGGTGAGTTATCTAAACGGTTTGAGATTGTTTTGACTGTGGTTTCTAAATCTAAAACAAGCCACTTCTTATCTGCATCAAACTCCATAACGAGAAGTCTTTCCGTTTAGATTGCAGATAACTACTCCGTGCCAGCCCGATATTTTATTCTTCATAACATTAATATATCGAGTACTGTCGTTTAGATTATTTTTATCTATTGCAGCTCCAACGCCAATGAGTAAGTCACACTCAGATTGCTTACCCACTTTGCTACCTTCTAGCATTGACATGGTTAAAATAGTTTTACCTTCTGCATCTCCCGAACACTGGGATACTCCGATTACAGCACAATTATGTTTCTTAGCTAATTCTCGTAAGCGATAATATAAGTCTCGAAGGCGTTCATGCCCGCTGTTAAACTGTTGAGTTAATGCGATTTTATCGGCCATATCCACGATACAAATATCTGGAGCCTTTAAAGCTAAAAATTCATCTAACTTTGATAGTTCCCATCCGTGGGATTCAATGAAAAGTAAGTTACCACTTATGCTGTTGAATTTTTCTTCAGCGGCTTCTGGATCAAATATTACTTCTTCTTTACTTAAATTATTATACGCCATGAGCGCCCTAAATTTGGTTCTCTTTCCAAATTCTTCATTAGCAATATAAACTACCTTTGCACCTTGGTGACAGAAACCATCAGGGCTGGCGCAAAGTGAGACGGCGAGAGCAGTCTTACCTACATTGGAGTAGGCGGCTATAACTCCAAACTCACCTCTTGCAATGCCATAAACATGTTGCGCTAGGGTAGGGATGTTAAATCTAAATCTATTATTATTAGAAACTGTTGCTAACATTTCATGAACATCAGCAGTGACTATACACTCATCAAAGTCAAAAGTATCAACGAAACCTCCTGATACTTTTGATAACAGGACGTTAAGAGCATCCATTGCAGTTGTATCGCCTTCGGACATCTTAATACCGAGGTTAGCTATGTCTAAACCAATAGATTGTCTCCAAAGGTTTTCAATTACATCTCCAGCTATTTCAGTATTCAAATTAGGTGCAGCACTTATACTGTTTGCCAGCGCCTCAATTTCATCTGTCCAAGCACCTGTTGAGCTAGGGTTCTGAGATCGCCAGTAAGAAAACATTTCCGTGGAAGTAATATCAGTGCTAAATTTATCGTGCATAGATACAATGGTTTGATAAAGTTCTTTAACACCATCTTCAAATAAACTTGGGCGTAGTGTAGCTCTGTTATCGTTATAAAATTCGTAATTAAGGCAATTCTTTAATAATGATTGGTACATTTTACTCTTTCAATATGTGTCCCTGGGAACATGTCTTAGTTGTTGTTGGTAATCACTAACTAGCGATTTAAACAACACCTTACAATATTGTTAAGCAAAAAAAAACCCCCAATTAAGGAGGCCTTTAATTCTATTATATTTATAGATTAGTTAGAGCGGAATTTCATTTTAGATAAGTCCACTTTATTAGAGCCTCTTCGATCACGAACTTCTACTTGGAAGTGTATGACATTTTTCATCTCAGCAGTGTATTCTTGTATCAGTTTTATTAGATTATCTTCAACATCAGCGGCTTCTCGATAACCACCTTCTATATCTAGGTCTAATATAGCAATTGCTCTAATCTTCTTCATTGGTATTCTCCAGTTTATATAATATTGCCTAACGGCATTTTTATTCAAGAATTACTTAAATGCTCTAAAGCATAAGCCACTTGAGGGCGCAATGTATCTTTTGCAAAATATAATACTCTTTTTTGCAAAAGATATTATTATACTACTGGAGGTGCATGAGCAGGGCAACACCAACTGGATACGGGTATTCCGACGCAAGTGCCTTGCGGCAAATAAGATGACACTACGCAAGGCTTATGAACGTATATTCTATGTCTATGTATTAACATATTAAATTTATTCTCCCCCTTAAATTAATACTATGATCCGATTAACTCTTTTATCCTAGATTTAGTTAACAATTTTAAGTCTACACTTGTTAACCTCACTTTTACGTCCGAGTTAATACGTCTCTTAATTACAATAGCCTTACTTAATGCGTCTTTGTCAAGCACTAAGTAAGTGTTATCGTAAAACTTAATAGAATTATTTATTCCTGATGTAAGATTTGTCCCAAGCAATGCGACACCAACTAAGCCTTCTACTCTGCTCACAGAACAAGCTGATGGTATGTCTTCAACTAGGATCGCAGTTTTACCAACGCCTATATGTACGCCTTGAGGTATTTTACCATACGTCACCCACTTAGCTGCCCTAGAGGCTCTTAGAGAGCGTCCTACAGCCCCTTCACCGCTGTAGAATACTACTCTATCCGCTGAAGGGTCATAACGTACCCTGATGTACCCGTTTTGATAGGCTTCCAGGCTGTTGACCTGATTTAAGTACTCTAAAGCTGGTGGATGGTTTTCTAAGGAAGTCGTAATTGAGGGTAGAGGTCTTTTATAGACGTCTCTGGTCTGAACTTGTTTACCTAAATAGTTTTTAGCAGAGGATAGATTACGTCTACCAGAATATATACCTTTACCCTCGCAACTTGCTCTATAACAATTCCACATTAGTTTACCGTCCATTTTTGACAGTGCTAATTTCTTTTCGCCATAACAAAACGGGCAGGTAATAACTACTGCATCACCTTCTCGGATTTTAATCTCTTTGATTATTTGTAATTGTTC